CTCTATCTGCTAACCTGCAGGTTGATGACACAGGTAACACCTTTGCTGGTGTGCTTAATGGTCGTGTCCGCGTCTATATTGACCCATATTTCTCATCATCTTCTGGTAAACAATACCTGACAGTTGGTTATAAGGGTTCAAGCGCATTTGACGCAGGCCTCTTCTATTGCCCATATGTTCCGCTCCAGATGGTTCGTGCCATCGGTCAGGACACCTTCCAGCCGAAGATTGGCTTCAAGACTCGTTATGGTCTGGTTGCCAACCCGTTTGCTACATCCACTGCGGATGGTACAATCGGCTCATTCGGCGATGCGAAGGCAAACATCTACTACCGCTTCGTATCCGTGACCAACCTGATGTAATATCAGGCTCACACGCCTAGTAACAAAAGCCCCGTGGGAGAAATCTCACGGGGTTTTTTGTACCTAAATAGTATCACGGAGGACAGCAATGAGTTCTATTACTGAACAACCAACTAACTTGAATTACCTATCACCGTTAGGCTTCAAATTTACATTGAGGCGTCTACCGACTGTAAATTACTTCTGTCAGTCGGTAGATATTCCAGCAATTAGCATGACACCAATCAATACACCAACACCAGTTGGTACTCTAGTAAGACCAGGTGATAAGATTGTATATGAACCTTTAGTGCTTACATTCAGAGTCGATGAGGATATGAAAAACTATATTGAGATGGTTAATTGGTTAGAAGGTCTTGGTCACCCAACATCGCTACAGCAAACTCGTGATCTATCTCGGTCATCACCAATAGCATCACAAGGTAATATTGGATCTGCACAGACCTTTGTATCAGATGCAACACTTACTGTTCTTACAAGTCATAAGAATCCATCACTAAATGTTTTCTTTGCTGATGCATTTCCAACATCACTATCTGCATTACGATTCAATTCAACTGCAAATGATGTTGATTACTTAGAAGCTACAGCTACATTTTCTTATAGAAAATATACATTAGAACGCATTTAGTTCTGTACATTTGTATAGAAACCTGGTATGTTGGCTAGATGATGACACAAGAAATCCTTGATATGTGGGCCAGCGATACAAAGCTGGATGACCTTAATTTGGACCTTGAGAGCATCAAGGTACCATTGCTTCACGGCAAATACCTTGCGTTGCTATCAAAGGAGCGCGGTAAGGTACGTGAGCTAACAGGAAACAAAAAGACACTTACAAGATTGCTGACTGCTTATTATACTGGTAAATCTACACCTGAAGATTTATCAAAGCTAGCCCGAGAGCAGTTTCTTGAAAGAGTATTGCGTGGTGATGTTGAAGATAGAATCCTCAATGATCCCGCAATGATTAGATTGGAAAGCACACTTGGTATGCATCAAGAATGTGTGCTGGTTCTAGAAGAAATTATGAAGTCAATCAATAATCGTGGTTTTCAAATCAAGAATGTTATTGATTGGCGTCGTCTGACTGTGGGGATGAAATGACAGAAACTGTGCACATACACAAGGTTAATGAATCATTCATGCGCCTTGAATGTTCACAGTCAATTGCGCGTGAGGTATCTGAAAGATTTACATTTGAGGTACCTGGTGCAAAATTTATGCCAGCATACCGCAGCAAAGTTTGGGATGGTAAAGTACGTCTATTTAATTCAAGAAACTATAGCATGTATGCTGGATTAGCTCATAATGTCAGAACATTTCTTGAAGATAAAGGGTATGAGGTCACACTTGATAGTGATCTGATATCAGAAGATGGCGTATCTCTTATTGAAATTCAAGATTTTATTCGCGATCTTGGATTACCAGTAGAGCCAAGAGATTATCAGATTAGAGCATTGGCTTTAGCAATTCGCATGAAGCGAGCAGTTCTAATCTCACCCACGGCCAGTGGTAAATCTATGGTTGCATATCTGATATCGCAATGGTTTGGTGGAAAGACTTTGATTGTTGTACCAACCGTATCTCTAGTAATCCAGATGGTCAAAGATTTTCAAGACTACGGTTATATTGGATCCATTCACGGTATCAGAGGTGGCCAGGAAAAGACTGCATCTGATGGTGTGACAGTATCTACTTGGCAATCAGTCTATGAGATGGGTGAAGAATTCTTCTCACAGTTTGATACAGTGATTGGAGATGAAGCACATCTATTCAAGGCAAAAAGTCTGACAAGCATCATGACAAAGATGCCTTCTACCAAATATCGATTTGGTATGACTGGTACACTTGATGGCGCAGAAGTCAATGAGCTTGTGCTTGAGGGCCTATTTGGTAAGGTAGAGCGACTAGTAAAAACCAAAGACCTTATGGACGCTGGACATGTTGCCGACCTTGCAATTAAGGTGCTTGTGCTTAAGCACGAAAAGCCTATGACCAGTGATGCAATATACCAAGATGAGATTGACCGTATTGTTTCTAGTGATGCTCGTAACCGTTTCATCAGAAATCTTGCGCTATCCTTGAAAGGAAATACACTTATACTATATTCTCTTGTAGAAAAACACGGCGAAGTATTGAATGAAATGATCTTAGCCAAAGCAAATGGTAAGAAGATTTCTTTTGTGCATGGTGGTACTGAAGCTGAGACACGAGATAATATTCGTAGCCTAGCAGAATTAGGTGATGACAATGTCATTATCGCATCATATGGTACCTTTAGCACAGGTATCAATATTCGTAATCTTCACAATGTGATATTTGCATCACCAACCAAAAGTCGTGTGCGTACCCTGCAATCTATCGGTAGAGGCCTTCGTAAGGGTGATACTAAAGACTCTTGCACCCTATTTGATATTGCAGATGATATGTCAAATAAGACCTTTCGTAATTATACCCTTAATCATCTGATTGAAAGAATCAAGATGTATAATCAAGAAGGATTTAAATATGAAATGCATACCATCAATCTGAAAGAGACTATTAGTAAGTAATATACCCTGTAAACGGCAAGGCCTATTATACCAGGAGATTAGAAAATGTCAAGCAAAAAACACTATGTGAAGAATGCAGATTTATACGCAGCCATGGTTGAATACCGCAAGTCGGTAATTGAAGCTAGCATCACTGGGCGATCAAAGCCTAGGGTACCAATCTATGTCGGCGAGTGTATCATGAAAATTGCAACCCATCTTGCTTACAAGCCAAACTTCTCTAATTACACATTTAGAGATGAGATGATATCTGATGGTATTGAAAATTGCTTGCAGTATATTGATAATTTTGATCCAAGCAAATCTCAAAACCCATTTGCATATTTCACTCAGATAATCTATTTTGCTTTTCTGCGTAGAATTCAAAAAGAAAAGAAATATCTCTATACCAAATATGCGGCCATCGAGCGAGCCAATCTATTAGATGAGACTAGCGATGTTCAAGAGTCTGATAAGAGGTCTGGGTCTCGATTCAATGATGATGTAAGCTACGGTGAGTGGTCGCAAGAGCAAATGGAAAGATTTATGTCTAGCTTCGATGAAAATCGTCGGCATAAAAAGAAAAAGCGAAAGAAAGCCGTTGACAACGGTATAGATAATAGTATATGATAGATATATGAAAATTGCTATTATCACAGATACCCACTTCGGCGTCAGAAACGACAGCGCGGATTTTCTTGAATACTTCACTAAGTTTTATGATGAAGTATTCTTTCCTATTCTTGCCGAGCGTGGCATTGATACGATTCTCCACCTAGGAGATATCGTAGATCGTCGTAAATATATTTCCTATGTTACGCTGCGTAGAATGCGCGAAACTTTTATCAACCGCCTGCAAGGTTACGAAGTACACATTCTCGTTGGTAATCACGATATTCCGTATAAAAACACAAACGATATCAATGCTATGCGAGAGCTTTTTGCAAGCAACGATGGAATTAAGCTCTATACGAATCCCGCGGAAGTGTCCATCGGTGATTGCGAAATGCTATTTCTACCGTGGATCAATCAAGAAAATTATCAGGCCAGTGTCGATCTAATGCGATCCACTAAGGCTCAGATTGCAATGGGTCATCTGGAGGTTAAGGGATTTGACATGTATCGCGGCATGCCTTCGCATGAAGGCTTTGAACCTGCGACATTCGATAAATTTGATATTGTTTGCTCTGGCCACTATCATCACATGTCACGTCAAGGTAATATCAGATATCTTGGTGCGCCGTATGAGATGATCTGGTCTGATTGCAATGATCCTCGCGGCTTTCATATTTTTGATACTGAGACGCGAGAATTTGAATTTATACAAAACCCCTTCTCTATCTTCAAGAAGGTTTGGTATGATGATGAAGGTAAATCTGCCGAGAAGATTCTTGATTCCGCACCAAACGTAGCTGGCAAGCACGTCAAGGTTATTGTGCAAGGTAAGACTAATCCATATCTGTTTGATCTATTCATGGGTAAATTATATTCATTTGGTCCGATTGACGTATCCATTGTCGAGGATCATCGAAACATGGATACAATTAGCGATGATGAATTGCTTAGTGAAGCCGAAGATACTTTGACTATTCTATCAAAATATATTCATGCACTAGAAATTGGTGTTGACAAAGCAAATCTTGAAAAGCTAATGCGTGGTTTGTATAATGAGGCAATTATGATGGAGTCTGCTGAATAGCATGGCGATATATTTTCGCAAGGTTCGATGGAAGAATTTTCTGTCAACCGGTAATGCATTTACCGAGATTGCATTAGATAAGAATCAAAATACTCTTGTAGTAGGTGCTAACGGTGCTGGTAAATCAACAGTGCTTGATGCGCTATGCTTTGGCTTATATGGCAAGCCATTTCGCAAGATCAAGAAAGATCAGCTAATCAATTCAGTCAACGGTCATGATACTGTGGTCGAGATTGAATTTGATATATCTGGTGAAACCTATCTTGTGCGCCGTGGTATCAAGCCAACGATATTTGAGATATACAAATCTGATCAGATGCTTGATCAGCTTGCTGCTAGCCGCGATCAACAAGAGATGCTTGAGCGCACAATTCTCAGAATGAATATGAAGTCATTTACTCAGATTGTTATTCTGGGATCATCTTCATTTGTACCTTTCATGCAGCTACCGACTTCTGTGCGTCGTGAGGTTATTGAGGATCTACTTGATATTCGTGTATTTTCTACGATGTCTTCTCTACTCAAAGATCGTGTTAGCTCAAACAAAAGCGAGCTTGTCTTGGTCGATAAAGAAATTTCTTCAATCGAAGAAATGATTCGAATTCAGAAGTCGCGTGATGATTATGATGAGCAGGTCAAAATAGAGACCATTGAGCGCATTCAAGCAAGCATTACTACACTACAACAAAGAATAGAAACTCAAAATGAACGTATTGCTGCCTTGCAAGCTGAAATCGATTTAGAAAATACTGATCTTATTGATGAGGTTGTTTTGCGTGAACGTATGACAAAGCTGCGCGAACTTGAGAAGTCATTATCTCAAAAGCGTAGCAAGGCTTTGAAGATGGTTGAATTTTATGAAACCAATGATAATTGTCCAACATGCAGTCAATCAATCGGTGTAGCATTGAAAATTGAAAAGATTGATAGCAAAAAATCTATGGCCACAGAAGTTGAAGATGCTCTTGAAAAGCTATCCGTCGTTATCACAACTCTTGGTAATACCTTACTGATTGCAAAGACTCAATCAGATAAGATCAATAGGTTGAATCGTGATATTGGTAATATCAATACTGATATTGCAGCCGACAATCGCGAAATTCGTACACTGCAACGTCAGATAGCTGATCTGATAAAGCCGCGTGTTGTAATTGAATCTGATGGCATTGAAGACCTGCGTCTTAAACTAAAGGCCACAAATGATCGCAAGGTTGATCATATGACACATAAAGAATTGCTTGAGGTTGCGACTGTCATTCTCAGAGATTCTGGTATTAAGTCTAGAATTATCAAGCAGTATATACCTATTATCAATTCTCTCGTCAACAAGTATTTGGCTATGATGGATTTCTTTGTCAAGTTTGAGCTTGACGAATCTTTTGAGGAGAAGCTGCTTTCACGTCATAGAGATGACTTTACCTATGACTCTTTTAGTGAGGGTGAAAAGATGCGTATCGATCTTGCACTTCTGTTTACCTGGCGCGCAATTGCAAAGATGAAGAATAGTGCAAACACCAATCTGCTATTGCTTGATGAGGTATTTGATGCTTCGCTTGACACAAACGGCTGCGATGACTTCATGAAGCTTTTACAGTCAATTGATAATACCAACACATTTATTATCTCGCATAAAGGTGATGCCCTGCAAGATAAATTCAAAGATGTTATTAGATTTGAAAAGCACAAAAACTTTTCGCGTATTGCTGGGAGTGTTCCAGAATGAGAATGAAGCGAGCCTTAATCACAGGCATTACTGGTCAAGATGGTTCTTATCTTGCTGAACTTCTACTCAAAAAGGGTTATGAAGTTCATGGTATAATCCGACGTTCATCGTCATTCAATACTGGTCGCATTGATCATATATTTAAACATCTAAAGCTGCACTATGGTGATGTCACGGATGGTTCCGCAATGTCTGCGATTATCGCTAAGGTAAAGCCGCATGAGATTTATAATCTAGCCGCACAGTCTCATGTAATGGTTAGCTTTGAGATGCCAGAATATACTATGATGGCTGATGGTCTTGGTGTATTGAAAATTCTTGAAGCTGTCAGGTCTGCTGGCATCGCAGATAACTGTCATATCTATCAGGCCAGCACATCTGAGATGTATGGATTTACGCCCGGCCCGCAAGATGAGAAATCACCATTTCAGCCTTGTAGTCCATATGGTACCGCAAAGCTATATGCACATTGGCTGTGTGATAATTATCGTAAGTCTTATGGTATGCATATCTCATGCGGTATTTTGTTCAATCATGAAAGCCCTCGTCGTGGTGAAACCTTTGTGACGCGAAAGGTGACAAAGGCTGTTGCTCGCATGGCCAAGGGTTCTGAAGAACCATTAATTCTTGGAAATCTTGAAGCATTGCGTGATTGGGGTCACGCAAAAGATTACGTCGAAGCTATGTGGCGCATGACTCAACAAGCAGTTTCCGATGATTATGTAATTGCTACTGGTCGCACAGTTCCTGTGCGTTATCTTGTTGAAACAGCATTTCGGCATGTTAACATTGAAATTGAGTGGCATCATAATCGCAATCGTGAATTTGGCGCAGACAGAAAGACTGGTAAAATACTGGTTCAAACGGATGATAGATATCGTAGACCAAATGAGGTTAATTTTCTTCAGGGTATGCCTAATAAGGCAAAAAATAAGCTAGGTTGGGAACCTACAATTGCATTTGAAGAATTGATTGGTGAAATGGTTATGGAGGATTTAAAATGAGATATTCTCTAGCAAGTGATAGTTGGGGTTGGGGTGAAAAGCTTGCAATTCTAAAAGTCATGGCAAGTGGTCGCTATACCATGGGCGACCGTGTGCGAAAGTTTGAAGATGAATTTGCACAAAAAATGGGTGTTCGCAATGCGGTGATGGTCAATAGTGGTAGCTCGGCCAATCTGGTTTTGCTATCGGCTCTTATTGAAGGTCCATTTGATTTGCGGCCCGGTGATGAGGTGCTTGTTCCTGCTGTAAGCTGGAGCACCACTTATTTTCCTCTGACACAGATGGGACTGATTCCTGTATTTGTTGATATAGATCCTAATTTCAATATTGATGTCACTATTGTTCGTAAAGCTATAACCAGCCGCACCAAAGCTATCTTTGCCGTCAATTTGCTCGGTATGCCAGCTAATCTAAACATTCTGCACGATCTATGCCAGACTCATAAGATGATTCTTATTGAAGATAATTGTGAGAGTTATGGTGCATCGCTAAATGGACAATATGCTGGTACATATGGTCTTGGTGGCACCTTCTCTTTCTTCTTTAGTCATCATCTTCAGACTATGGAAGGTGGCATGATTGTTACGAATGATGATGTGCTAGCAGATTATATGCGAGCCATTCGCGCACATGGTTGGGTGCGCGATCTGCGAACCGATGTTCTGTATAAGAAGTCTGGTGATCCATTTGAAGATAGTTTCAAATTTGTGGTTCCCGGTTACTGTGTGCGGCCGCTAGAAATGAGCGGTGCAATTGGCTCTGTACAGCTCAAAAAGATGGATAAATTTATTCAGTATCGCCGACACAATGCTGAGGTATTCAATAAAGAATTTTCTGGGTTTAATCGTCAACGAGAATGGTTTGGCGCACGATCTAGTTGGTTTGGCTTTGGTATTATTCTACCTGAAGGTAAAAGAAAGAGTGTTATCTCAGCATTGAAGGCAGAGAATATTGAGACTCGACCTATTGTCACTGGTAATTTTGTAAATCAACCTGTCATTCATAAAATGCATCATAAGGTATTTGGGTCTCTGACAAATGCTGAAAATCTAGACAAGAATGGATTTTTCTTGGGTAATGACCATAGAGACCTAGCAAATAATATTCGTCGCGCACGTCATGTAATTGGTAAGGTAATAGGTAAATGAGAACGCTAGTATTTGGTGGCACTGGTATGCTGGGTCGGGCGCTAACAGAGCGCCTGCGCCAAGATGGGCCAGTGCTTTCTATTGGAAGCGCCGACTGTGATATGACAAGAATTGATGAGATTGATATTGTCATTGGTGCAGAAAGACCTGATCGAGTATTTCATTGCGCTGGTCTTGTCGGTGGTATCAAGAAGAATATGGAAAACCCTCTTAATTTTCTAATGAAAAATACCCAGATGGGTATCAATTTGATTGATGTGTGCATAGACAATAATGTAAAGCATCTATACAATATTTCATCATCATGTGTGTATCCTAGAAATTGTCAGCAACCAATGCGTGAAGGAATGCTTGGTTCTGGTCCGCTTGAACCGACCAATCTTGGTTATGCTCTAGCAAAGATGCACGTTATCGAAGCAATTCGCATGGCCAGAGCTATGGGATTTGATTACAAATCAATGTTACCTTGTAATCTATATGGGCCAGGTGATACATTTGGTGAAGGTGGACACGTTCTAGCATCTCTGGTAAAGAAGTTTTGCGATGCAAAGCGCGAGCAATTAGATACTGTAACTATCTGGGGAACAGGTGCACCACGCAGAGAATTTCTACACACAGCCGATGCTGCCGATGCAATAGTTGCAGCCACATCTATTGATACCGCTGAAATTAATATTGGTAGTGGTGTGGATATTGAGATATCAACTCTTGCTGTAAAGATTGCAGACATCATTGAATGGGATGGTATTTTAACATTCGATTCAACAAAACCTGATGGTATGCCAAAGAAATTGCTTGACACAAACCGTCTAAATGGTATAGGATGGAAGCAGAATATATCTTTGGAAGAGGGTATCAAACAGCTAGTGAAGGAATATGAAAATGGAACTGCTAAAGTCTAGTAACCCTCAACTAAGGAATATTAGTCGAGACTTTGATTTTTCTGGTGATGATATGACAGCGCAGGAGCTTTATGAGCTTCTGCGTTCTAAGATGTGTGAGCTAAAGACTCTTGGTCTATCTGCACCTCAGCTAGGTATCATGGTTCGCGCATTTGTATTTGGTAATCCAGATGAACCAAATAGCATCATGCCAGTGTTCAATCCTAAGATTGTAAATCATGGTGATGATCTGACTGTTTATGAGGAGCAATGTTCTACGTTTCCTGGACTGTTTCTTAAGGTCAAGCGACCCAGCACTATTCGTATGAGATATGCGAATATCAATGGTGACATTGAGACGCATAATTTCCAAGGTATGACTGCTCGTGTGGCCCAGCATGAGATTGATCATCTTGATGGTATTCTCTTTACCGATAAGACCAATCTCTATTATCTACAGCAAGCAAAACGCCGCAAGCTAAAGATGGACCGCGTGAGAAAAGCGAATGATAGACAAGCTGCTGTGTGATGAGCTGGCCAGAGCTTCTAATGATACTGAGTGCGCTATTCTCCTCTCTGGTGGGGTGGATAGTCTCTCGGTGGCTTTTGCGGCGCAAAGGTTAGGTAAGAAATTACACGCATATACATTTCGTCTTGCTGGACAAACTAGCTATGATTCCGACAAGGCAATGCACGCAGCAGAAATTATGGGTTGGAAATGCACAGTAATTGAAGTTAGAACTGATCGCCTCGAAGAAGATTTTATTCATCTCGCACAGAAGATGAAGTGTATCAAAAAGACACACTTTGAGTGTTGCTTTCCTTTTCTATACATCTATCCGCAGATTAGTGAAACGGAAGTTCTTAGCGGTTGGGCTGCTGATGGCTATTACGGTATTAGCAAGAAGGCCGTGCTGCACTATTCACAGACGAAAGAAAAGCTTGATGAATTTCGTGATGCATATTTCTCTGATAATTCTCGGGCTGGTTATAACTGGCACAATCGCATCGCACAGATAAACGGTAAGAAGTTTGTTACCCCATATCTATCTGATTCTGTTAGGGATTTTTTCTATTCCATGGATTGGGAGCAACTCAATAAACCGTATCAGAAGCATCATGTGGTCGAAGCATTCAAGCCAGAGTTTGATCGCATTGGTAAGGTAAAGAAACACATAAACCTGCAATTAGGTGGTGGTGTTGATATCTTATTTGAAACACTACTACATAATCCTAGAATTAATTTCAATAATAGGATTAGGATAATGGATATTTGCAGAGATTGGGCTGGCAGTAGCGAAGATACACCAACACTAAATCAATTCTTTAGTTAGCCATTGACATTTTGTTCAATAAGGTATAATATAGCTACATGACAAAATATCAGCCATACTCCGTTCAAGATGTCAAAAACAGCTCTGCTCGCGAGCTGTTTACTGTGGTGTCTACCTTTGCTGGTGGTGGTGGTAGCTCCACTGGCTATCGCCTCGCTGGCGGCAAGGTCATTGCCATCAATGAATTTGTCGAAGAGGCCATCAAGACCTATTCGATGAATTTTCCAGATACCAAGATTGTTCCTGGTGATATCAAAGGTATCACTGGTAAAGATTTGCTAGCCGCTGCTGCGCTAAAGCCAGGTGAGCTTGATATTCTCGATGGTTCTCCTCCTTGCTCCGCATTCTCTGTAGCTGGTAAGCGCGAGAAGGGTTGGAATAAGGAAAAGACTTACAGCGATGGTAAGAAGGTTGAGAACATCGAAGATTTGTTTCTTGAATTCATTCGCATCGCTAGTGAGATTCAGCCTAAGGTTATTATTGCAGAAAACGTCAAGGGTATCACCATGGGTGAGGCCGTTGGTAAGCTAAATGAATTCCGAAATGCATTTGAGCAAGTTACACCTGGATACTTTGTTACCTATCAGGTATTGAGTGCTGCTGACTTTGGTACACCTCAATCGCGTGAACGCACCTTCTTTGTTTGCATTCGCCATGATGTCGCAGACAAGGTTGGTATTCATATGTTCAATGCACATGATACTGTATTTCCAAAAGTGAATAAGCAGCGACCAGAACATATTTCTATTGCCGAAGCATTTGAAGGTCTTATCAATGATAATGATCAGGCAAAGATGCTTGAAGATTATGTGCAAAACTGCTGGCAGAAAAAGTGGGTTGAGATGCTTCCTTTCAACCCCTCTAAGCATACAAAGCCTTCAATGCCTGAGTTTCGCGATGTAAATCCAAAGGCCTCGCTATTCAATATGATTCGACCTGCGCCGCATCTACCGTCACCGACTGTCACTCAGGCTGGTCAGAAGCGAGGTGTATCTGGTGTGCTACACTATGAAAGAAACCGCAAGCTTACTGTACCAGAGCTAAAGCGTGTTATGGGTCTACCTGATGACTATCAATTATCTGGTTCATTTGATCAGCAGGCCGAGCGCATCGGTCGCATGGTTGCGCCTAAGATGATGGCTGCGCTTGCATCAAATATCTATCAGAATGTTCTGGTTCCATATCGCGCATGATAACTGAATATCAACCATATGTTATGCAAGATGTGCAAGATTTATCTGCGCGTCAGAGATTTAAGGTTATCTCGACATTTGCCGGTGGTGGTGGCTCCTCGATGGGCTACCGCCTTGCCGGCGGTAAAGTATTATGCGTAAATGAATTTGTTGAAGAAGCCATCAAGACATATACTCATAATTTTCCAGATACCCTTGTCATTCCTGGTGATATCAAAAATTTGACTGGTAAGGATCTTATGGATCCTGTCGGCATCAAGCCTGGTGAGATTGATATTCTTGATGGCTCTCCACCATGCTCCGCATTTTCCACTGCAGGTAAGCGATATAAGAATTGGAATAAGACCAAGCTATACAGCGATGGTAAGAAGATTGAGAATATCGAGGATCTATTTTTTGAATTTATTCGTATTGCAATTGATATTAGACCAAAGGTTATTATCGCCGAAAATGTACGCGGCCTGACTATTGGTAGGGCTATACCTAAGCTTAATGAATTCATCAATGCATTTCGTGCTATTCCGCCAGGCTATCTTGTAACCTATGATGTTCTAAGCGCAAAGGATTATGGTGTACCACAAGAAAGACCTAGAACTTTCTTTGTATGTGTTCGACAAGATGTCGCAGATACAATAGGTTTGCATACCATAAACATGAAGCATGAAGTTATTCCTGAACCAACTTCACGTCATATCACAATGGCCGCGGCTTTATCCGACGTAGCCGTTGACAATGATGAGATACAAATGCTAAAAGACTATGTACAGAATAACTCCGAAAACCAGAGACACTGGCTTTCAATTCTTCCTAAAAACCCTGATAAGAGAGTCAATCCATGTTCACCAGAGATACCGACCGAACTGAATCCGGACGAAAACTATTTCACCCTAATCAGAACATGTGCCAACATGCCATGCCCGACCCTGACTGCGAATGGATCAAAGCGATCAGGAGCGGGGCTTTTTCATTGGGCGGAGGACCGCAAGTTCACAATCCGCGAATTGAAGCGCCTGCAAGGTCTACCTGAAGATTATGAATTAACGGGTACCTTTGACCAGAAGGCCGAGCGTATTGGTCGTATGGTCGCACCAAAAGTTATGGCTGAGATTGCCAATCGAGTATATGAACGAGTATTGAAACCCTATAAGGAGGCTACATCATGACCAAGTTTACTTTTGCTACTCGCGATGAGGGCTTTGACAATCACATCAATGCATCCATTCGCCACTATGGTGATCTGTGGAATGATGTGCTTTCTATGTCACAGTATTTCGTAGAAGATGATACGCAGGTTGTCGATATTGGTTGTTCGACTGGTAAGCTTATCAAGACTATGATGGAGCAAAATACCTTTGCGCCACGCGCCACCTATGTCGGTGTTGAGGTTGAGGAAGATTTCTACGCAGGCTTTGAACAAGATATGCAAAACCTTGATCCCGATAAGTGGCTTGAATATGTTCGATGTGATGTTCGCGACTATCAATTTTACAATTGCTCGCTGGTGACATCTATCTTTACTCTGCAATTCATGCCGCAGCGCGACCGTCAGGATGTAATCAATCGCATTTATGATGGCCTGCATACTGGTGGCGCATTTATCTTTGCAGAAAAGACTGTAGCCTCTTCGGCTAGAATCCACGAGATTCGTACCTTCACTTATTATGACTTCAAGCGTCAATCCTTCACCACTGATGATATTATGGACAAGGAGCGCACCCTTCGCCATATGATGAAGCCAAATACGCGAGATGAGCTGATTTCTATGTGTAATGAGGCTGGCTTTAACAGCGTGGATTCTTTCTGGCAAAACCACGCATTTACTGGCTTTATCGCCATCAAGTGAGACCCAACTAACCACAATTAGCCTTTGACATGCGGCCATTATCATAGTATAATCGCCGCATGAAAGACAGACAAATCGACCAGGGTATCAAGGCCCTTATGACCGCAACCAAGGGTCTTGACCGCTTTGCGCGTCTCTTGGCTACAGAAAATATCATCGTTGAGCATTCGCCGGCGGTGACCGCATCCTTTGACCTTCAGCGCCGCCTTCTAACGCTTCCTATGTGGAAGAATATGGAAGAGCCTGTATATCACATGCTAGCCTTGCACGAGGTTGGTCATGCCCTCTTTACCCCAGAAGATGGTTGGATGAAGGTCGTCAAGGATGACGACAAGTATCTTCGCGGCTATGTTAATGTCGTTGAAGATGCGCGTATCGACCGCAAGATGAAGGGTAAGTTTCCTGGTGGTCGGTCTGACTATGACATTGCAGCCAAGTATCTGATTGATGAAGATTTCTTCGGCCTCATCAAAAAGCGCCCGATCAATCGCTGCTCCTTTATCGATCGCCTGAATGTTCATTTTAAGGCAGGTCAGGTTATTGACGTTCCATTCGATAATGACGAGCGCAAGTTTATCTTCAAGATGGAAACCACGTCCACCTTCGATGATGTGGTTGAGCTGGCGCGCGAAATTCTTAAGTTTGCCAAAGAACGTCGTGATGAACACATGGAGACTCGAAGTGACCTCGAGTCTTGGCAGTTTGCCGAAGATGGTGAGGAAGCTGATGACTTCATTGAAATTGATGGTGATGATGGTGATGAAGCCGACGGTGACGGTATGCAGTCCAAGGGTGCGGGTAAGGGTCAGCAAGGTCTAAACAAGACCGACATCTCCGCATCTACTCAAGATGAAATGGATCAGAACCTTACCAAGAAGCATATTGATCCGCGCATCCTCAAGGACGTGACGTATATCAATGTACCTGAGGTACGTGATGAATATAATAGTTTCATCATCCCCTATACGACCATTCTTGATAGCCTGAATACATCTCTATCTAAGGCCACAGATAAGACCAAGACTGGCATGATTGAACGATACAAGGAATTTGTGTCGCGCAATTCCAAGGTCGTGTCTTATATGGTCAAAGAATTTGAGATGAAGAAGGCTGCGGCATCTTATGCTCGCGCCAAAGAATCCAAGACGGGTGTTATCAATCCGAATAAGGTTCATTCATACAAGTTTTCTGAGGATATCTTCCGTCGGCTTACGACTCTACCAAACGGCAAGAATCATGGTATGGTGATGTTTATCGACTTCTCTGGGTCGATGCAATCCAATATGGAAGGTACCATGCAGCAGCTTCTCTCGCTTGTCGAGTTTTGCCGCAAGACTGGTATCGCCCATCAGGTCTATGCATTCACCACCGCGCTCAATTCTAATTGGCGCCGCCGCGGCC